AGGAACAGGAGCTACTGCAAGTGACCTCGTGGTCATTGTGGTGTTTGATGTGTTCTCGGTAGCAGACACTGTAAGTAAAGCAGATGGTGGTACGTTTGATGGTAATATTACGATGGCAGGTACATTAACAGGTACGACTGCTACCTTTTCTACTGCTGATAATAACCCACAATTAATTTTAAAATCTACTGATGCAGATGCAGATAGAGGGCCAGTAGTGCAATTTACAAGGGATAGTGCAAGCCCTGCTGATAATGATATATTAGGTCGTGTTCAATTTCTTTTTGATAATGATGCAGGAGAAACAACAACAGCAGTTCAGATAGAAGCATCTGCGTCTGATGTTTCTGATGGGTCAGAAGACGCTTCATTAAATATAGTAACTATGCAAAGTGGTGCAACATCAAGTCGTATGAAAGTTACTTCATCTGAAACAGTATTTAACGATGATAGCAAAGATGTAGATTTCCGTGTTGAATCAGATGGCAATGGTAATATGTTGGTTGTTGATGCAGGTAATAATGGTGTAGCTATTGGTGGTGGTGTTACTTCTGGTTATCAACTTCAAATTAATAATGCTTCGGGGTCTGTTCAACAACTTTTAAGTGCAGGAGCTAACTTTAATTCAACTATTGCTTTTGGCGATCCTGATGCAAATACTTCTGGTGAAATTATTTATGCTCACAATGGTGATAGCATGAGATTTCACACAAGTGGTACAGAACGTCTGCGAATAGACAGTAGTGGTAATTTTGGTGTAGGATTAACATCAGCTTCTGCCACTACTGGTAAGATGATGCACCTTGATGATGAGTTTTTTATAGGATTTGGTGCAGGAGACGGAACTAGACCAGATTTTCAATTAGGTTTTCAAACTGCAACTACTACACTTGATATAAGATGTGGCACTGGCTCAGATGCTGCTGATTTTAGATTAAGTACTGGAGGTCTAATTACAAGCTCACCTACAGCAGGTAATACAACTTCATCTTCTGCAAATATGGTGGTTACTAGTGGTGGAGAGTTTGCTAAATCAACTTCATCAAAAAGATATAAAAATACTATTAATGATGCCACACATGGATTAACAGAGCTATTAAAATTAAGGTCAGTAACATTTAAAGGCAACAATGATGGTGATATTGTTTTTGGTGGTCTTTTAGCAGAAGAAGTGCATGATGCAGGATTGACAGAATTTGTGGTTTATAATGATGATGACCAACCAGATGCACTTGCTTATGGTAATATGGTTTCACTTTGTATTAAAGCAATACAAGAATTATCAACTAAAGTAACTACACTTGAAGCAGAAGTGAAAGCATTGAAAGGTGAATAAATGACAAGAGCAAGTGATACAGCAAGAATATTATCAGGTGGAGCAGTAATCAACGAAGATAGCAATGATGTAGATTTTCGTGTTGAGTCAAATGGCAATGCTAATATGTTGTTCGTTGATGGTGGAGAGGATATAGTTGCAATAGGTAATCCATCTAGTTACACAGTTGGTGGGTTTAAAAACACATTACAACTTGATGGAGTAGGAGCTACTGCTGCTAGTGTAAGTATTACTAGAAATAATGCTAATGCTAATCCTCCTTACTTACAATTTGCTAAAAGTAGAGGTACTTCTGCTGGTTCAAATACTATTGTTCAAGATGATGATGAATTAGCACGAATAGTTTTTAATGCTGCCGATGGAACAAATAGAGATACACCTGCTGCAGAAATAAGATGTGCAGTAGATGGTACACCCGGTGAAAATGATATGCCCGGCAGGATAACATTCCACACAACTGATGATGGTAGCTCTTCAACAACCCAAAGGATGGTAATTGATTCTAGTGGTAATGTTGGAATTGGTATAACAACCACTGCAGCCATGCTTAATGTAAGAAGAAATAGTGGAACTATAGCTTATTTTCAAAACAACGCAGGAACTGGTGCAAAAATAGAAGGAGGAGATAATAGTTTTTCTTCTGTATCTGATGAAAATAAAAAAGAAAACATAGTAGAGTTAAATAAACAACAAAGTTATGACAATATAAAAAATATAAGAGCAGTTACTTATAAATTTAAAGACGTTGATGTAACAGATGAAGATGGTAAAAAAACAACGTATAAAGATGATAAAAATCGCATAGGTTTTATTGCTCAAGATTGGGAAACTAAATATTCTCAGTTAGTGAATACAGATGATGATGGTGTAAAAAGTTTGTTATACACCGAAACAACAGCAGTTTTACTTTCTGCATTACAAAAAGCACAAGAAAAAATAGAAGCACTTGAAGCCAAAGTAACTGCACTAGAAAGCAAATAATATGGAAAGCATTGACCCAATGTTATTTTGGAACATAATCCTGACTATGGTCGTTGTACCATTCGGTTGGGCATTTAA